ATCGTTCTGTTTCCATAACGCTCGATTTCTTTTTCGTATACCTCAGGTAAAAATTGTTGTGTAAAGTCCATGTCCCCTAAAGATAAATAGTTATCTCCAAATAATCCCTTTACTGGACGTGGTGTTAAGTGCGCTAAGTTGGCTAACGTAGCGGGTGATGTTGCAAATGCCATAATTTTTCTTATTTAATGTGTTTAAAACTTTTTATTTTCAATTTTGAATCACTTCCCCCAGAATCTACAGATCTTACGCTCCATCCATTTGCCGTTTTAACATCTTCGTGAACGCCTCTCGCACCCATTTGTATGTTTTTCGAATTAGATATACTCGCTTTCATGGCGTCGGCTTTGCCTTGCTCATAAAAATGATTTGCAATAGAATCTGCATTCATAGCTGTAAACAATCCCTTGTGGTATCCCGCTGCGTCTGACATTTGATTATCTTTATCCAAGAACTTCTTGACAAAATTATTAATGTCGCTTTGGGTTTCCCTAACAGTAGGGGCGTCTTTAACTTTAAACCGAAATTTTTTGTCTCCCACTTGATAATCAAAACCTTTGAAATCATTGTTAAAAACATTTTCCGTTTTCTTTAAAAACGTTTGTGATTGTTTTTCAGCTAATTGAGTTGCTGCTTCATTTTCTTTTGTATAGCGATTGAAAAATTCTACCGCTTTCTTTTGTTCAGGCGCTAATCTAGCACCTCCACGAATTTCTTCGTAATATTTATCTTTTAATCCAGTAAGATGCGCTCTAGCTTTTGCCAGCTCTTCTCTTCGGGCTAATTTTTTTCTTTTTATGTCACGCTCCTCGTCCATATCCTCGTCATAAAGAAATTTGTCTTCCATTAAGAATTCAATATCTTCTTTATCTAAATGAGGTTTTGTGTCTGCGTAATATTCTTTAAGTAATTGTTCTGCGTCAAGATCCTCGTAATTTTGATTGAGCTTAACGTAGTCTTCAAGAGATCCGCTTGTCTCGTTCATGAAGTCCACAACCTTCTGTATATTTTCTGGTAATTCAATACCCGCACTGGCTTCAACTACGGCTTGTTCAACCTGCTCAGCAAGTTCTTCCACTTGTTCCACAACCTCTTCTTCTGTTATTTCCTCTATAGCTGATTCAACAACTTCAGCGGGGACTTGCTCTTCTTTTACCTCTGCTACAGGTTCCTCAGCCACAGGCACTTCCGCGGGGGTAGGTTCTGGTGCGTCTTGTGCTGGCTCTGCTAGCTTAGACATATCTAATTTAATTGTTCCCTCTTCGTCTACTGACAGAGGGTTTGTATCAACAACCTCTTCCTGGGGAGTTTCTACTTGTTCTGTGTTTTCTATTTGTTCTGACATGATAAAATATTATATAATTATTGTTACTATTATTATTATTACCTAGGATCGAACGCTCCTAAGCCAAATCCCCCGCCCATTACGTCATTTCCTGCAGACTCAAAGTTTTTAGCTGGAGAATCATTTTTTCTTTGCTCGATCATTTCGCTTTGTTGAGTGCCTTGTATTCTTGTACGTTGGTCTTTGCGATCCTCTATTTCTTTTTCTCTGGCTTGATTTTTGTTTACCTCAAGACCCTTAAGTTGCATATTATACTGGAATTCTAATCCCATTAACTCTTTCTTAGCGGCTACTTCCGTAGACATTTCTTGTTGTCTTAATTGGCCTTTGAGTTGTTCTAGCTGTGCCTTAGTTTGAAATAGAGCTTGATCTTTTTGTATTTCTGCCTGAGCAGCAACCTGTTGCGCCTGAGCATTTGCCTGGGCTTGAGCTTGTATATTAGCCTGTTGCTCTGCCTGTAATCTAGCCTGTCTTTGCTTCTGCTTAACTTTCAGCAATTGGTTTGCTAGCTTTATATTTTTAACTTCGCGTATGTCAATAGCATCAGATAAATCTATAGATCCTTGTTGTAAAGCAACCTGGACATTGTTTTCAAGCATAGCGGATTCTTCTGCGTCGGGCATTAGTTCAAGAGATATTCCAAAGTCGTGCATGTATAAATCTGACATTTCCTCCAGGATACCTACATTAAATTTGCCTATTTTGGTTATAAATGCTTCCTTAGCTGGATGATACTCTATTATATCCGATATTCTAAGTGACAAACATTCACAAAGCTCTCTTGTTAAATACAACCCAGAGTCAAGTATATGCCTTGTTGCAGTGTTTGAATTTGCTGCTGCTAATTTTTGTACACCTACTAATGCTCTAGAATCAGGTGTAGACCCGTCTCTTGCTTCGTTTAATCCGGTTACATCTCTTATCATTTGCAGATAATAGTTGTACGTGGATATTAGTGTTTGTAGCTTTTGACCGCCGCTACCGGTAGGTACTTCTTGTATAGGTACTTTACCAGGGTTCATATCCCCTTCTTGCGTAAATGATCTACCTATTATAGAACCCGTTTGAAAAAACATATTCAATGCTTCCTGCGGATTGTAATTTGTACCGTTGCCTAAATCAACCTCGTTGATTCCATCAGCGTCAAGATAAACACCATCAGGTATCATTCTTTGTAGTACTTGTTGTAATTTTAAGTGAGTTAGTTGCACCATGTCAGCAAATCCTGTGCACTTGCTTACTAATGATTCTATTCTACCCTTGTACATTCTAGGGGCAGTAATAGCGTAATTCATTTTAACCTTAGTTACATCACTTTTGGGACGCATCATGTTTTTTGCCATTTCCCACTTAAGCATAATATCAGTACCAACAATCATTACCCCTTCGTAAAGTACTTCAAGTGATCTTGACATTTTGCCAAATTGTTCCTCAAGCATCTCTACTGGTGGATCAAACTGATCGTCTCTTACTATTATCTTAGTTGCTCCTGTGGAAGTTTCTTTAACTTTGTATACCTCATTCATGTAAGTTTTATAATTAAAGTATAAAACCTGTATGACGTTTGAATCTCTATTGTTGTTATATTCGTTACTTACGTTAGTATCAAAGACCCCGTAATTTTGTGTTCCTTGTTGCTGGATTCTTTCTAATTGATCCTGCGTTAAACTTGGGAATTGCTTTTTAAGCTCGTTTATAGGTACAAATTTTACTTCGCCAGCATAATATATGTCTTGAAAATAAGGATCTTCAGTATAAGAGTATACTAAATAAGCTGGATCAACGTAATCAATAGTTACTCCTTCTGATTCTGAAAAGTTATTTTTAACAGCTCCAATACCTAAAGTAGCAAGATCTAAATAAGTTCTCCTTTTTGTTAAATCATATCTGTTCTCGTCAAGTAATGTATTAAGGGCAGTTTCCTCCGCTATTTCAATACCTTGCTTGTAGGTAAGTTGCATGTGTATGTCAAGCTCCTCTTGTGAATCGGGTAATGTTTCTGGGGGGTTTTCAAAAAGATTAATACCAAAGTTTTCTTGCGCAAAATTGTTAAGCTCTTCCGTTTGCTTATCTCTTATTACGGATTCCATATAAGCAGATCTTTTACTTATACCGTACGGATCTTGTGAATAAGTAGTAATATCAAAAGACCTATCAGCAATACCGTTTACAACTATATCAACAAACTTTGATAATATAGGCACAGGCTTCCAATCTAAATTCAAGTAAGATAAATCTCCATTAATAGAAAGTTCGTCTTTATACTTCTGTACAGGTTGTTCACCTCTTGCATATAACCTTAAGTTATGAAAAGTATTTTGATTGCTTCTATAGCGAGTAGTCCCTGTATTACTGGAAAACCATTCGTTTTGAATCGCTCTACCAACCTGTAACCCGTAACTCTCAGAAACTTTTTCTTGATCACTTACTACCTGGCTAGGGAAAAAACTATTTATTGCATTTATCGCCATATTATCTTTTTATTATTTTTGATGCGTTACCTTCGTGGGTATATTTCGCAAATCTTAAATTAACAACTTGCCTCTGCCTAATATTACTAGGCCTATATAGATCTTTGTTACAAGCCATTATGGCAAGCCCAGAGCTAATAGCTGCATCAAACTTCGTCCTATTATTTATATCAAATTTAGACCAGTCGTTTAATGTCTCATTAAAATACATTGTCCCGTACTCTCCTTCGTCATTAAGCCCTACGTGTCTGTCTATATACATTTCAATAGCAGCAGCGTGTGCTTGTTTTATATCCTCACTTGAATTTGGTATTCCACCTATTTCTTTCTCGGTCACAGATAGCTTGTTCCATAGCTTGTCTGGCCTATTCATAGAGTAACCTCTATAACCTCTCCTTTTAAAGTAATACAAAAGCCTTGGCTTATTATTTTCACACAACAAAGGCATTCCATAAAATACGCATGCCATAAGGACATCTTCAAAAAACATCTCAGCGGTTTGAGGCCTTGCTACATACTCTAAAAAGAAAGTACTTGGTGGAGCGTCTTCCATACTAAATTTGGTTAAACCGTGCAAAGCACCCTTGGATCCTCTGCCGTCAGTTGTACCTGATATATCGTAACTATCACAACCAAAAGCACCCATGTGTTCATTGCCAGGATGTTTAACGCCGTTCTTGATTACTTGCCTGTTTTGTATATTATATTCAGGTGTCCAAGAAATTAAAAATCTTCCTTGAGGGTTTGGCGTAAATACCACCTTGGTATCTTTAATACCGTTTTCCCAATGAAAACTACCTTTAGTTAATACATTACTGTTCCTTAGGTCTTCGTTGTAATCTATTTGTTCGTATATTTTTGCTAAATTAAATATACTATTTTTTGTTTCATCTCTAAAAGCGTGTTCCTCTGTTCTAGGGAATTGTCGGTAAAACTCATTTAGAGCATCCTGGTCACCTTTTAATCCTTCAACCTCATTATTCCAGTGCTCTATAACCCCGACGTCTATAACGTCTCCGTGCGGGTCCACAGTGCCTTCTGGCGGCGTATTAAATACAGCGTGCCCGTATTCATCTATAAAGCCTTCGTAATTCCATTCCATAGGAATAAACAAAGAATACAGTCCGGATTTAGTTTGACCGTTGGCATTTCTTTTAGTTACGTCTGAGCTATTATATAGCTTTTTAAAATTCTCTCCTCCTTTATCTAATGCGTTTGATGTTGATCCCATCATGCACTTACCAATAATACGACTACCTAATCTTAATGTTGTTTTCGTGACCCTCCAGTTGTTGAGGATGTTGTTCGGCCTTTCCCATTTACCGCTCTCATCGTGGATGAGGAGTTTAAGTTTCTCCCCATCGTACGCATTGTCCCCTGTGTTTTTCCAGTCAATGGTGGTATCGAGACCTGCGAGCGATTCCGTCTTGTCATTTGAATCGAGTCTGCGTCGTGTGAATTTGGACGCGGGTACTCTGTATGCGAGCTCTGTTTTGGGACGGTCCATTCCGTCTTGTATTGGTTTGAAAAAGAATGGGTAGTTAACAGATATGGGTACAACCTTATCGGTGAACATTTTCTTCGCGTCGGCCCCAGATTTGGACAATATTCCAATCCGTGCATCGCTTGATATGGTTGCGAGGTTAACTGTCTCCCCGGACCCCATGAACGAAAAACCCGAACGTCTGTTCTTAAGATAACACATACCATAACATCTTCTGTCAGCTTTACACGCTTCCCAGAATATGAAGAATAATCTGTTTGATTCCCTAAAGTCAGGTTGCCCAACGTCAATCTTGGTCCACTGCAAGTACATAAAGTGAGTACCAGTAAGGTAAGTATCCACGCCTTTATTATTGAACCAATGACCGTTCTCTCTTTTGTTGAAATTTTCATCTATATATTCTCCCCATTTTGTTTTGAATCCCTCAGGGTAATCCCTCCAATCAAAAATGCTTTTTATGCCTTTTAATTCTTTTGGGTATTCCTCTGGAGTCCATTTGTTAGTAGCTTTACTTAATTTGCCTGGAGATTTAGGCAGCGCTATCTTTAGATTCTGTATCTTATAGATTTCACCTATTTGTCCAGTCTTGCTTATAACAACAACATCGTGTTCCTTGTTATAGCCGTATTCCCATTTTTTACCTTTATTAAGCCGCGTAATTGTGGTGGGTCTTATAGGTTCTATTATTTTATATAGTTCCTGGGTATACATTATTTGGATCTATTTTCAGCAAATCCACCAAAGCTAGTAGTTTCAACTTCTTGCCTAGGCTTGTTTTCGAGAATTCTTTCTTCCTCTTCAATACGGTTAAGTATTTCAAACGCATCAAATATAGCTAGCTTTTTTGTAGCTGCTGCATTCTTAAGTCTGTCTGCTGAAATGTCATCGTCTGAATCCACGATGTCTTCTTTAGCTACTTTAATGAGTTCCTCTACTGCTCTGTGCCCAGCTCGGATTATATTCCTCTTCGTTTCCTTTATGTCCATAATTGATTGTAATTGAATTGTTGGGTACTCGGTATAACCTCTGCCCGTCTATAATAAATTCGTATTCTGATGTAGGTCTAAAGCCTATCAATGTGTCAAGACCTATTTCTTCGCTGTACTTGATAAGGCCTATTAAAGGCTTTTCAAAGTCCATTGAAAACATTTTGGTTTCTTTAACCGGCATTACAAAGCAAAAACCTTCCAATGCTTTCCACTCACCGTTTCTTCTGTAAGCGTATATTTGATCAGGTTGCGCTAAGTAGGTCTCTTCAGTTAAATAGCTTTTACTATTTTTCTCTTTACCTCTTACGTCTCTAAATCTTCTAAATACATTGTGATGCACTATAACCTCATCACCTTCTTTTATTTCTTTATATTTCTCCGCTAATGGTAAGCTTAAAACAACACCAACTCTATTCGAGTACTCATGGTTTTGTAATTCAGTATTAAGCAATAGCTCTTGTCCGTCGATAGTTGTTTGTCCTGTCGTTCTAGCACCTTTTGGCGATACTAGGTAATTAAATACACTCTGCATTCTACCATGCAATATTGTATTCCACAGATATAGACATATTCTTATTGAAGTCTTTCCATGGCATGATAACATCCCCTTTTGATATATAGATTGAGTACTTTGTTTCCTCTTCTATAATGCTCTCTATAGTATGACCACCATACACTTCCTGTCCAACAGTATAGTGCATGGCATCATTCTTATAGTCTTTGCCTACACTAATCTTTCTTATCAGTTGCATGCTCTGTAATTTCCCCAGTACTAAGATTAATATTTACATCTCCGTACTTAGCGGCTAGTATTTTTTGAGTACTTTCAACTTCTTTATTAAGCAACAGTATATCTGCTATTAACTTAGCTTTATGCGCTTCGATTCCGCCTATTTGCATTTGAACTTCGCTAACGCTATTAACCGCTGTCTGTAGTTCCTTTAATTCAGTTTCGCTTAATGATTTTTTCACTTCTGTGAATTCCGTGTACTCTTTTACTTTTTTCATAATATTAAATTTAATTGTTATTTATATGGAAACATCTTATTTAATGTTTCTTTTCTTTTATCACAACCGCAATCCCAGGGTAAAGCCTTAACAGCTTTTTTAATTCCGGTTACGGTTGTAATTTTTTCTATTGTATCTCCTAATCCTTTTGCTTTCACTTTTTAAAATAATTCATTTTCATGGGTGATTTCTTTTTAAAGAAAGGGGAGTCCATAACGCTTTTTTCAAACCCAGACTGTTTTTTTGGCTCCTTTCCTCTAGTTTCTAAACCAGCGGATAGTTCTTTTGCACTCATAGGAGTAAAGCTAATCGGGTCATTTACTTCTTTTTGGATATTAAATCTACTAAAAGATGTGTTATTACTAACTTCATCGGACATATTAGCTTGTTCCTCTGGGGTGTAGCCTCCTTTAGTTTTTCTTCTGTCAATATTCTTAACTTTCTCCTTGCTAAATCCACCTACATTTTGTAACGACTGTTGGCTTACGTTTTGGCTTTCCTTTTCTGCGCGATCAAGTGCGGTTCTAGCTATGCCTAGTTTTCGTATTTCTTTTTGAGATAAATTTTTTCTTTGAGTAAAATTGCCGTCTTGATCGTAAGTTCCATATTTACCTAGTTTTCTACTAGCTCTATTTACTTCTCTATCTGTTCTTCTACCAGCCCTTGCGTTATTACGTCTATCATAAGCTGACTGTGCTTGCCCAGTATTTGTTTCGTATATTTTTGAAGTACCTTTTTTAGTAGTTGTTTTACCCTTTGTGCCTTTTACAGTTTCAACAATTTCTTCCGTCTCTTTAGGTTCTTGACCCGGCCCAGCCTGCTTACAAACAAAAGTTTGTCCTGTTTGAGGATCAGTACCTGTCGAACCATCATTTTTACTGCCACAAGCCCTACGATAACCTCCTACTTGAGGCTTTTCACGTGTTGTCGTTTTAGTTGTATCCGGTGAATCTGGAGTCTGGTTGGTTACCTTTGTATCAACTACAACCCCCTGGTTATTTGCTTCAGATCTTCTTATGGTTTCTGTATTTTCGGCATTAGCAGAGGTTTCTGCGTTATCAGTACTTTGCTTAAAAGGCGAAGACTTCATAGTATACCCTTTCATCTTACTTGGAGAAGGCATAGTACGAGTCTTGTTGTTTCCATCAACTCCAGCCGGTCCTACATTTAGTAAAGGCTCTTTTGTTTTGAACATACCGCTTTTGACGCGGGCTGTAATTGGTCTATTGTTCATCTGTATCTGTATTTGTTGTTTCTTCTGTTGTTTCTTCTGTTGTTTCTTCTTCGCCTTCACCTTCGCCGGTATTGCCGTCAGGTACTTGTGGATATGTAGCGCCTAAGTCAACTACTTTAGGCTCTGGTTCTAATGTTTTAAATCCATCCGCGACAGCTGCCCCAATATCAGTAAATTTTTTCGCAGAACGCGCCGCGCCATCAACTAAAGCCATATTAATCTTAAGAGGAGAACTTGATTTACGTGTTATAGGTAAGCTATTAGCTAGATCGCCGCTATATCCATCTTGAAAATAAGCTTCACCTCCATAGAAGTTTTTCTTTATTTTAGCCGGACTAGATATTCTTCCAAACCTTTTTTCAGCCCTAGCTAAACTACCCGGCTGATCACCCCCTACACCTTGTCTTGGACCTGGCGCTGATTTTTCTTGAAAGCCGTTTTGGTTTTTATATTTAAACCTATTAGCTGATCCTCTAAAATTTAATCCCATAATTATGATTGTTTATATGCTTCGTTTTCCCACTCGAAATCAGGATGTCCCTCGTTCATTGTAGCCCTGTCGTATTTTCTAGCAGGCGATTTTGTATCTCGTTTCCAAGTAACAGAATCATCTGAATATTGCAATCTACCAGAAGCCATTTGATCTAAATGAACTTTTTCGTGGTTTACGGCATCTTGCACTTTGCTTTCAGGCAAGTCTGAGCTAACAAAGATCGTTCCATCTCTATTAGCCTCCGCTTGTACTCCTTCTTCCAAATCGTCTTTTATAATAACGGGTGTGCCAAACTCTGACGTAGCGTCATGCAAACCGAATATTTCAGAATGTGGTTTTAACCTAAATGCCATAAATTTAATTTGCCGAGCGGTCCATTCTACGATTAGCTCTTTTAGTTAGTCTTTCTATTTTTTTAGTATTACCCTTGGCTTTTTCAATTTTAGCGTCGAATTTTTCTTGAATTTCTATATTTTTTTCGAATTTAGAAATCTCGGCGGGGGTCATCTTTGTTGACTGCTTAGCTGGAGATCTTCGAGATTTTCTTCTTTGAATTCTTTCTTCTAACCTTTTTGTTTTTTCAGTTCTTCGCTCTGCTTGGCTTTCTTTTCTTTTTGCTTGCTTTCTTTTCTTTGTAGAATTCTTTTTTACTTTAGAAGTTTGTTTTTCAATATTTGAAACTTCATTATCAGACTGAGCTTCTTGTAACTTTTGTAGGGCCTTTTCCTTAGGGGTTAAAACCTTTTCCTTTACTTCTTTAGCAGTTTCTTCTTTTGCAACTTCTGTACTTGGAGTAGGTGCCTTTTTCTTCTTTATAAGCCTAAGCTCTTTATTCATTCTGCGCTCTTGCGCTGGTTCCATATTTTCTTCAGAACTTATTCCTCCAGAGCGTTGCTTAGCTGGTGATGAGTACCCCATTGCTTTCATTAATACAGGGGATTTTGGTGCCATTTTAAATGCCATAGTTTTTGTTTTATCGTTCGTTGTCTTTAATCATATTATCAATCGCGTGATTGAAAACCTTATCGGTATATGTTTTGTTTTTATAAAAAGTACTTCTTTCTGATGTAGGCAAATCCTCTTCGCCTAGTAGTATTCTATAGATTCTAGTTATAAGTTGCTTGCACTTAAAAGAAGTTGTATACGTATTGTACTTCATTGTTGTCCTGTTCCTTTTACTAAAAACAGTTATCCAATCGTTTTTACGTAGTCTTTCCCACCTTGCTTTATCCCAAGAATAGGTGTATGCACCTTTAATAAAATCATTACGTATAAAATGGTTTTTACAATCTAAATAAATAAGCAACTCTAAATCCGCATCTTTCAAATTGTAAGTTTTACAAGCCCATCTCCTGACAAGCCTGTAATACTTAAATATGTTCCTATTCCTTAAATCCTGCGCACTTAGTCTCATTCAACTAAAACAATATCGTTTATAGTAATAACATGGTACATCTTGTCATTCCATTCTATCCCGTGACCAGCGTGTTTGTCATATCGAACAACACTACCTTCTTTTATATAATCAACCTTGTCTCCAGCACTTATAACCTCGGCTTTTAAATACCTAATGTCTGTGTTCTGTGTTTCAGTTAATTCTAGGCCAGCAACCGTTTTCGGCGCTTCCTTTATCTTATCTATTACGATATAATAATTAATTGCTTTCAAGAGATCTTACATTTGAGATTATACAATCGGCTGAGATAATAGTAGTGGCAACACTTATCGCATTCTTTAATGCAGACTTAGTTACCAGTACCGGGTCTATAATACCGTTATGAACCATTCTTTTATAACACCCACAAGTGACGTCAACACCTACACCAACCCAATCGTCTTCTTCACCGCTGCCGGCTTCTATAGATTTTTCTTTTGGTGATATGTAATCAGAATACCCCGCGTTATCTAATATAATGTTGTAAGGTGATTGTA